TGGGGGAAAAGCTTGACCGAAGTCGTGAAAAAGGAAAAGGGAAAAATGTAGTTGTTGTGGAAGAGTTGGGATGGTGAGAATGTGGGAGGCGCAACGGTGGTCCGTGCACCAGCACATACGAGGTGGATAGAGGTGACAGTCGACACGGGTACTTGCCCCGAGTTTGGCAGTTGCCCGTTCGACGTACGTGGCAATGTGAAGGGAATCGCTAAAGTAACCTAAGCTAAAGCGTCTCAACCTACACGGAAACCACTCCCTCATCCTCATAATTTCTCAGGGGCGAGGCGATTGGAAACCACCAATTCTGACAGAGTGGGATCCACAGCCTCAGGTAGAAACTCGTTATCAATTTCGAAAATAGTACGGAATATGGGATGATCAAGCGCGAAAACACAAGAAGTGCAGTTAGCCAGTTCCAACTCGAGTTGGTTCTCAAACTCGAGGATAGTGGCGCGATCAAAACCATAACGTTCATAAAGAAAAGCCCACGTAGATTCAGTGCAATACCAGGTGTGAGCAGCGTGGGGTCGATGAGCAGAGCGATCAGGAGGAATCCATGGCTTAACACCACGAGTCACTCTGCCAATGTGATTGTGAATAACGCGGACAATTGGCATGTCCCAATAGTCGAATCGCAAGCCATTGATTATGCCACGGCAGTAACCGGCAACTTTCTTAGGGCCAATGGCATGCACGTTGTAGAACGTTTTGGCAAGGTAGCGACCGACAAGTGGAAGCATCACTGAGCCCTCGGATGTGGGGAGAAAAATGGACGAACAGTAAGTAGCAGCGGAGAGACGGGCAACTCCCTGCGTAGCATCCATACCAAGGAGCTCAAGCGTATTGTCGGCGTTAATTGAATGAGCAATAGTTGGTGTGGTGACCGCCAATGAGTCATCGCCGAGTGCCATGATGCGATAAGGCATGGTGGTTAAATGGCGGTAGGGACATTGCAGTACCTTGCACACTTGATACATACGCATCAACAACGTTCGCAACGAATTGCCAACGGACGTGTTGACGTTGCCAGATACAAGCATGCGATAAGGGCCAGCACGATTAAGATCAAAAGCGTGAAATCGAGTGCGGCCAAATATACGGTACTGCATCTCGTCGAGAACGTAGTCATGCAAAACATCGACGAAACAAAGATGACGGTACACCATAGCCTCTACTGCCAACAGCCACTCATTAACAGTTAAATCGTATTTGGAGAAATCACTGAAATGGCACGTATATTCATCAAACTCCTCGACATGATCAATCCAGGAGTCGAGAATGGTGCCCATGTCAGTACGATTGAATCCAGATGAGTAGTTGAAAGGCGAGTCAGGCAATTTGCTCAAATTAATAAGGGTCTTCGAGACAGTCTCAGTCAGATTGCCCCATAGCAGGTTGTAGTCTGCCGTACGTCCGCCAATATTGCGGCCTGATTTGAATTGGGATTGAATAAGTGGCTCGCGCTTGATGAAATCGTTAATGCGCAGTTTGTCATAAAACTCAGCCTCAAAAGGTAGGCGATAATAGACAAAATCAGCATACGCACGTTCATACTCAAGACGGCGGCGAGCTCGAAACTTGTTCACCCAATCACGGCGGGATATCGGTCGTACACGCTCCACGGGAAAAATCTCGCTAAGGTGGTCGCGGACCCAGTGATAAAAGGCCTCACCTTCAGAATTGGAGTATTCAGGACGTTGTCGAAACACGCGATGCTCCAACGTCAACCTCTCGTTAAAGGGGTCGGTGGTGTCAAGAAGGATGGGGTCATAAAAATCAAAATGAGGGCCATGCGTCCGCATCTGCACGATGGGAGTTACATCGTGGAGGGATCCAAACTGCAACCCGGCAGCTGCGTTGTCAACCATGATAGGAGCGGCCAGGTATGAGCGATAATGGAGACCGAGAAAGCCATAAACTAGGCCACACTTAGTGACAATTGACACACGCGTGCGGACATAGGGTCGAAGGTAGAGGCACACAATGCAAAACGCCAGAAGATAATATACGTCAATCCAGTTGAACAACTCGACGGCAATTCCGCCAGCAGCTACGCGATCGATAAAAGCGAACGCGATGAGGCGTGAATACCCGAGATAAGCAAACAGGACGACGAATATGGCGTAAAAGACAAAGTGGGGTGTAAAATTCAAGAAGACCTGTAAATAACGGACGAGTGCGTTGGCCGACACAACGGCCGACACGAAAATGAACAAAAAGAACAGGGCCATCAAAATGCGCTTGCCCCAAACAAGGGAATCGCGGCGGTGCTGAAAAGCCTTGGCACACAGTTGATACCAATAGAACAACAACGTAGTCCACCATCCAATGCGAGGCCAAGCAGCACGGTCAGTGATAGCTTGCCAAACAGCTTGGAAATGCGAAAGGTCGGTAATGTTGTCATCGACAGCTCGATGGACATAGGGAGTGATGTCCTCGTGTTTCGCGTCATCAAGCTTGAAAATGGTGTGGTGGATAGAGTCATTAGCACCGTTGACGAGACCGTTAATGGATTGGTATGGGTCAGCGCGGCAACATTCGTCGATAACCTCGGTGATCTGAGCGGGAGTGCAAAGAAGTTGCTTACTCTCAACGTGAGCAACAGCCATACGTGCCAACAACGGTCGGCGCGTGGGTTCATTGCCTTTATAGAGGCACTTGGCTCGAACGTAAGATCGGAGAGCTGCAATGTCAGACACCTCAGGGATATCGGGTTTGAAAAGTTGCCACAAGTTGGGCACGACACGTGCATGAGATCGAACTATGCGTATGTGAATGGTCCACTCATGTGGATGAGTCACATTACTAGTATAGACACACGGAGCACGGTCGCCCATCCAGTCAGGCGCAAATTGCGGCAGGGCATGATTGGCTACAGTTCGGTTGTTAGTGAAGTGCTCGTTGGGAGTCTCACGCCCGATGATGAGCTGGTCAGCCGAGTATTGGAAGTGGTGGTACCACTCCTCGTACACCAATTGTACAATCGGCAGCTCATCCCGAGAAAACTGAACTAACAGCGATGTGGGATCCGGCAGAGCTCCCAGCAGTGGTGTAGCACGACGAACATTGGAAAAATAAAAATAGGGCAACTCGTCTTGGAACAAATAATGTGGTGTTAAACCATAAAACGCGGACCGTTCAGCGCCGAGACGAGTGGCGAAAATGCTGGCAGCATGTGCGATGCAATGCATAGGATCACTATGCCCGCACGTACACTGCCAACGCAATAGAATGCCACGGTACTGTATTAGATGGTCATGAGCCTGGAAGTTAACATTGGGTTCACCGCACATGATGCCCACAGCCAATGACGCAATACCATTAGCATTGGTATACGCTTGGGGGTCAAATGAGTGCAGTCGCGCAGCACGCCACGAGATGAGATCATCAAAACGGGCGGTGGTTAACAAAGCAGCAGGCGGATCGACAGGAGCAAATAAAAGGCGCAAATCGAAGGCTGTTGGCACATACTTGTGCAACACTACATCAGCATACATGGCACCAGTTGCTTCGAGGGCCGCACACACACGTTCAGGAAGAATGGTGTAGGCGGAGTGGTTGTACAGCATACTGGCGTCAGGATAGTAGGAGTAGGTGAGCCCGTCTTGCGCGGAAACATACGTAGGTGAGAGATGCTCTGGATACTGGGTGAATGCGAATGGCGCATCGTCATGATACTGTGGCCTGAGCACGGCAAACTTGCGATTGCCAAATACATTGACGTCGTCACCGACGTGAAGATGATCAGTGTGCGCAGTCACAATAAGAGAAGACCCAGGACGGTCACTCAGTACGGCCTGACCGTGCGGAGCGTCTCCCATGAACTTGTATGATTTGAGTGATGAGTCGTAGACCAACTGACGGTAAGCGTCTTCGGCGTCGGAATCGTGCACTTGACAATCGCACAACCCGCCAATGACATCGCGTAATGCATGATTGCAATGATTGCGGTAATTATTGGGATCAGCGGTGTTGATACGGTACACGTCGCGCTCCATACTCTTATAATAATGATCAGATCGAAAACGGTTATTGCGGTGAGAATCAAGGTCTTCCAAATGGGGACAAAAGCAGAACTCGTTACGATGGTGGAGGCGAATGGCACGCGCAGGGTTGCCGCCGATGTTCATAACAGGATGTGTGTGACCACCTAATTTCATATGGTGAATAAGGCGATCAACACGAGCTAACGGGTGACATTTCTCCGAAGGTTTCGATGCAGTTGTAAACCGAACGTTAGCGAACATCAGCTTGGCAAGTTGCAACT